ATAGTTGTGCTTTCTTATTAGAAGGCAACTGTCAATACATAAAAGTAAGTGTAATAACTTGACCGCTTGAGGGCGACAATCTGGGTAAAAACTGAGGATAATGTAGAGACTTTTATTTAACAATAATAACACAAAAAGGAGACTAACATGTCCAATGCAACACCCGTTTCATTAGGTCGAGTTAACGCTTCTGGTAGTGAAGATGCATTGTTTCTGAAAGTTTTTGCAGGAGAAGTTCTTACTTCTTTTGAACGAGCTTCAGTAACTGCTGGTGCTGAAATGGTTAGAAGTATTGCTTCTGGCAAATCAGCAACTTTCCCAGTCATGGGTAGAGTAGCAGCTGCATACCACACTGCTGGTGCGGAAATACTTGGTTCTGATGTAAACCACAACGAAAAGGTTATTACTATTAATGACCTACTTTTATCTTCGGTATTTTTATCAAATATTGAAGAAGCTAAAAACCACTGGGATGTAAGAAGTGCATATTCTACTGAAATCGGTAGAGCACTTGCTTTCCAAAAAGATAAGCATATCTTACAAACTATTGGTCAAGCAGCACAAGCTTCTGCAAACGTATCTGATTCAGGTTACGGAGCAGGAACTGTGTTAACTAATACAAACATAGCTAGTGCTACAGCTTCTACAGCAGCAAATGCAATGATTGATTCATTGTTTGATGCAGCTAAAGCTTTAGATGCAAACTATGTACCAAAAGAAGGTAGAAAAGCTTTCATTAAATTGGAAGAATACTACAAACTAGCAAACGGAACTAATGTAGTGAATGTTGACTTTAGTGGTCAAGGTTCAATTGCAGACGGTAAAGTTATGAAAGTTGCGGGAATTGAATTAATTCCTACTGCTCACTTCGGTGACATTGCAGCTAACATTACTGCTGCCCCTGCGGCTGGTTCTGCAACTGCTGGTGGTTCAAACCCACAAACTGTTAACCTAGCAAACTATGTTTGTTTAGTGTCACACCCAAGTGCGGTTGGAACTGTAAAATTAATGGACTTAGGAGTTGAATCTGAATACGACATCAGAAGACAAGGTACATTAATGGTTGCTAAATATGCTATGGGTCACGGAGTATTGAGACCTGAAGCAGCAGTTGGTATTAAAGAAGTTTAATCTTTAATAAACACTCAATAGATTAGGGGGATTAAAGTCCCCCTTTTCTACTAATAATAAACTTTAAAGCATGCCTCTAGTGGGTGCTTTAAATTAACTTGCTTAACAAAGGAGAAAAAATGACACTAGACTTTACACCGTTTAAGGCGTTCTCAGTAGGTTTTGATGACCTATTTAATGAACTGTCTAAAATTAAAACAGTTGGTTACCCACCATATAATATTGAAAAAGTAAAAGATGGTGAGTACAAAATTTCTATGGCATTAGCTGGTTTCGGTAAATCTGAAATTGACGTTACTGTTAAAGAAAATGTTTTAAAAGTAAAAGGTAAAAAAGATAAATCATCTGTTAGTGATTTCTTATACAAAGGTATTGGGGAAAGGTCTTTTGAACAAGCGTTCAAATTGGCTGAATACACAAACGTTGTAAAAGCAGATTATAAAGATGGTATTCTTGAAGTATCTTTGGAACAAAAACTTCCAGAAGAAAAACAAGAAAAGAAAGTTAAAATATCTTAATTAACAAGTCTAGGGGATGGATTATCTGTCCCCTAGTTTTATCTAAAATATATTTATAGGAGATTATGAGCACACGAATTACACCCACAACTGAGTTACAAGCAATAAACATTATGTTGTCTGTTGTTGGTGAAGCACCTGTTAACTCTATTACAGGCACCACAACTGTTGACGTATCTACAGCAAAAAATATTTTAGATGAAACTTCAATGTCTGTCCAAAGTATTGGATGGCATTTTAACACACATGAGAAATGGACTTCATTAGCTCTTGACCAAAACAATAGAATACCATTGCCAGCTAATTGTGTTAAAGCTGATGCAAGCAACGATTACAGATATTTAAATTACACTATGAGAAATGGTTATTTGTATGATTTAGAAAGACATACAGATATTTTCACAAGTGCACCAGCCTCTGTTGACTTAGTCTTAGTACAACAATTTGAACAACTCCCAGAATACGCAAGGCAATACATTACATTAAAAGCAGCTAGAAGATTTGCTTCAAGATTTTTAGGTGATAAAGCTATTGTTGAATTAATTTCAAATGACGAACAAGAAGCATTAATGTCTTTCCATCAAGCTGACAGTCAAGGAGCAGATGTCAACATGTTAGAAGGCGATTACAACACATACTCAATTATAAACAGACCAACTAGAAGGACTTACTAATGGGTAGAGTAGTATCTCAGAGTATTCCTAATTTTCTAAATGGTATCTCACAACAGACACCAACACAAAGAGGAATTAATCAAGGGGAACTACAATTTAATTTACAAAACAACATTGTAGATGGTCTATCTAAAAGACCTTCTTTAGATTATATAGGCACATTAGATGCAGTAAATGTATTACCTAACACAACTAAATTTTGGTCTATTCAAAGAGATGAAAACAATCAATACATTGTAGCATTTTATAATGGTGGTGTTAAAGTTTGGGATTTACAAGGCAATGCAAAAACAGTTACAATTGCAAGTGGTGCCAGTTATTTAACTTCTACAAATCCTAGAAGAGATTTTAATTTAGTTAACATTGCTGATTATTCTTTTATAGTTAATAAATCAATAACAGTATTAGCTGATGCAACTAAAAGTGCTGTTAAAAATGAAGAGTTTTATGTCAACTGTGTTGCTACTAATTTTGGAAATGAATACACTATTAAATTAACACACCCAGATATGCAGGCTGCATTGGGATATGGTTTAGAAATTAGATTACAAATGCCAACAGGTTCTAATGCTACACATGATACAACATTTAGAGACACTAAACACGTTGCTGATATTTTATTTAGAGGTACTTCAAGTCAATTTTGGAATAGTTCATCTTCAGCAGCATTAAAAATAATTAGAACAGATACACAATCTGTTTTATCTACTACATTAGGTTTAAGCACATACTCAGGATTTACAAATTATTTTAGTTTTCAATTATTAAATTCTGTTATTTATGGTGAACCTACAGATAATGACCCATTATATACTATTGAAACAGGAGATGGAGCAGGTAATTCATCATTTTATTCTATTAGAGACGAAATATCAGATTTTACAAAATTACCTTATCATGCTTTAGCCAACAGTAAAATAAAAGTTACTGGTGCTGAAGGTGATGTTATAAGTGATTATTGGGTTGCGTTTGAAACAGACGGTGTTTGGAAAGAAACAATTGCACCAAATACAAGTTTAGGATTAAACAACACAACTATGCCACACGCATTAATAAATAACAATGATGGCACTTTTACTTTTCAACAATTAGATTGGACAGATAGAGAATGTGGAGATGATGATTCTAATGCTGACCCTTCTTTTGTAAATAAAAAAATTAATAATTTAACATTCTATAAAAACAGACTTGGATTTTTGTCTGGAGAAAATTTAATCTTTACTGAAAATGCTGATTTCTTTAATGTGTTTTCAACAACAGTTACACAAACTTTAGACACAGACCCTATTGATATTGCAGCTTCAGGAACACAAGTTAATACTTTAAAAAACTCTGTATCATTTAATGAATCTTTATTATTATTTTCTGACACAGCTCAATATAAATTAGGAGCAGCAGGAAGTGAAGCTGTTACACCTACTTCAGCAGTATTAAATGAAGTATCAAGCTTTGAGCATGACGACAATGTAAGGCCTGTGTCAGCAGGTAAGTTTGCATATTTTGCACAAGCAAGAAATAACAACACAGCGATTAGAGAATATTTTGCTGATGATGATACATTAACAAATGATGGTTTAGATATTACAGTTTCTGTACAAGATTTATTACCAACTAATGTTTATCAATTAATTAGTAATACAACTGAAGATACTTTAATTGTATTAGCAGCTGACACCGCAGATGCACAAACAGCACCGTATGTGTCTGCTAGTCCTGTTACAGCTACTAATGCTAATGCAATGTATATTTATAAATACTTTTTTGATAGAGGTGAAAAAGTTCAAACAGCTTGGTCTAAATGGACATTTACTGGATTAAAAATATTAGGAGCAATGTCAACAGATAGTTTTGTATATGTATTGGCAAATGAAAAAACAGACCTTAAATTGTTTAAACTTGATTTAAGAAATTTAAAAGATACTACAATTGGATTTTCTGTTTATTTAGATTTAAAAAAATTAGTTACAGGCACTTATAATGCTGGTACTAACTTAACAACACTTACTTCACCTTATGGAGTTAAAACAGGTTTAATAGCAATAGATGCAGTTAATGGTAATAACTATTCATTAACAAACACAGCAGGTTCAACTTACACATTAGAAGGTAACCACACAAGTGTTTACATTGGTGTTCCTTTTGAATCACAATATAGATTATCACAACAATACGTAAGAGAAACTGCTGGTAGAGGATTAGTTGCAATTACTTCTGGTAGATACCAAATAAGAAACATAAGTTTTAATTATGAGAACTCAGGATATTTTGAAGTTGATGTAACACCTAAAGGCAGAACTGTTAGCCGTTCTATTATGAACGGATATATTATTGGTACTGCTACTAGCAAAATAGGTGTGGCTGCAATTAATTCAGGTACTTTAAGAGTTCCTGTATTTGCTAGAAACACAGATTTTACACTTGATATTAAAAGTGATTCTCATTTACCCATGTACATAGCAAGTGCAGAAATAGAAGGTTATTACCATAACCGTTCAACAAGGATTTAATTATGAGTGAAGCCAGTGTTCGTAAAGCAATATTACAAGATGCTTTAGATTTAGCACCTAAGATTAGAAAAAATGATAGAGAAGAAATAAGAGCTTCTGACAATCAATCACCATTAGAAGCTTTAGTAAAACCTTTTACAATAAACGGAAGTAAAATTTATTCAATAATTAAAGATGATAAAGTTATAGGAATGTTTGGTTCATCTCCTTGTGCAGAACCTGATTATGGAGTTGCTTGGATGTTGTCTAGTGAAGATTTATTTAAACATACTAAACAATTTATTAAAGAGTGTCCTCATTGGATAAATGAGATGGGAATGGGATATAAGTATTTATATAATTTTGTAGATAAAAGAAATTGGAAGGCACTTAAATGGCTTCAGTATTTAAAATTTGAACCAAAAACTGAAATAGGAGATTACGGATTTGAAAAGATTCCGTTTTTATTAATGATGAAAGAAGTAAATAAATAATGTGTGACCCAGTAACAA